TAGACATTACGATCCCACGGGATTTAGCGGGGGATTACGAATGAGTACCAAATCCCCTAGTATAATACACAGTAAATAGACAAACCTTTTTTCCTGGTTTTCTAGAAATTATCAAACCTTTTATATATTTTTTCCTGGTTTTTCCTAGATTTTCTGGACATTTTGGAGCATTTTGTATAGGGGTTTTTAATGGTTTGTAGGCTATAAAGGTTTGACAAATAGGAGGTTTGGGGGTATAATCCGCTATCGGGATATGAAGGTTTGACATATGAAGGTTTGTGTGATAGGAGGTTTGGCCCGTTAGACATTACGAACCCTTTTGTATAAATGCTCAATCCTCCCTTTTACTCCACTTTCCTCCATTCTAAGAATATCTAAAAAATATCAGTAAGATTTTTTTGTGGATAAACCTGTGGATAACTATGCCAAACCACCATATCAAACCAGAAATATCAAACCATTCTGTGGATAACTCTGATACAATTGATCTATGTTAAAAGTATTATGCTTTAATTGTGGGGGTATGTTTGAAGTCTCCTATGGGGTTTTAAACCCTACAAGCCAATGTCCTAACTGTAAAAATCCAGGGGATAAATAACTCTGGCTATCTCGCATATGGGGCTATAATGTCTATATGGACATGATCATATTCTGCGCTATCCCATATATCCTGGCTACCTGCCTAGCCTTCTATATCTGGCATAGGGGATAATAGTACTGGACTTGCCTATCCCGCCGAAGTTTGGTATACTGGATAGATGGACTGCAGACACGCATATGAGGTTGACCTTGATGGTTTGGTAATTTGTACTGCCTGTAAGCATGTTGTAGATGAAGTTATTCTTTACCCAAATGCAGATTTTTGGGAAACACAAATAAGTTTTGAGGAGTAGAAATGACGCTAGGATTAATAGTATTTTTTTGTGCCGTAACATGGTTTGTAACTATGTTCTATTACACTGACAGATATAATCTTGTTTTAAAAGAGCACTCTCTATCTGAAGTAAAGTGTTCTCACTGTGCCATTAAATTCGTGGTATCACAGGACAACCTAAGAAGTCCTATGTACTGTACTAAGTGTAAATGACAGAGATGACAAGCGTGGATGCATCTGTTAAGGTTTGTAAGACTTGTGATCCAAACCTCAAATGCCAGCTAGCCCATACCTTTTGTCCTTATAGAGATTTAGATGTGTGAACTTATCAAACCTTCATCTTGGGATCAAGGTGGTATCTTAAGAGATATAGTTGTTCTTACTAGGACTGTAGATGATGCTATTGATGCTTCTTTAGATTCCCCCGCATATTTGGGATAGAACCGATAGTGCACCTTTGGTGCATAGAAAGGTTTGTAACCCTCTATTTTGCGCCGAACCTTAAACCATGATATAATCAACATATGGCATTCCCAAAAGTACATGATCTTAACTATTATCGTGGTGACACATTTGAGTTTAAGGTCTATCCAAAAACACAAGATGGAGAGACATTTTCTCTTGGTGGTTTTGAAACTTTTACCTTTAAGCTTGCAAATCAAAGGGGAGCTGGGGCTACTCAAGTAACTGCTGCTGCAGTGCTAGAAACAGATGCAGAAGGAGATTACGTAAAATGTACAATATCTTCTACAGTAGGTCGTACTCTATCTGCTACTCAGTATTTTTATGATGTTCAGATAACAGATACAACCCCTACTCCAAACCTTATTTACACAATTCTTACAGGAATAATCACAGTAACGGATGATGTTTCTGGGGCAGTATAATGCTTAGCCTATCAGTCACAAAAATACTTCCATCTATAGATTCATATGTAAGTCCAGAAAAGATCTATGTAACGATCAGACCTAATGTTATATTCTCACACAATGATACAAAGCGCTATGTAGAACCTTTTGTCTATATAGATGGTGGTTTATACGATAATGAAGGAACTTTAGTAGACGCTGAATACTATAATACAGCTTTCTGGGCAGTTACCTGGAATGGTGGATACGTATAACTTGCACTTCCCAGCAAAATCTGAGATAATGGTTATATGAAACCAAATGAATGTCCAAAATGTGAGATAGCACATAAAGATCCATTATTTTGGGAGACTCATCAGACTATGACTGATGGTAGGATATGGTGTGCTTATGCTAAGAAGTCTTGAAATTCCCGATCCTTTTGTAACCTTCATAGCAAAAAAGTATGCCAGTGCTAAGGGTTATAAGTATGACTTCTTTAGTGGAGAATGGGAGTTTGAGTGTTTATGTTGTGATGAAACTTTGAATGCCCCAAACAAAAAGACAATGACAAAGATACGTTTGTATCATAGCAGAAATGAATGTACTGGAGGATACTAATGACAGGAATTACTTGTGCTAATTGTTATGGAACCAATGCTAGCCAAGCATTACGAAGTGGTGTTTACTGTACAGAGTGCTATACTTATATGATAAAGGGGGTTACAAATGATTAATGTTTTATTTCTTATTCCCGCATTTTTTGCAGGGTACATAGTATGCTATATTGCAATGACATATAAGGTCGACCAAAATTAAAGAGCCAAAGATCATGAAGATGGACTGGAAATCTCTTGGATATGAGCGTCAGTATAAAGATGGAAGATTGCGATGGGTTCCTAAAGAAGCCTATCAAGATCAACATTCTAAAATTGACAAATTAAAGTAATCTTGCTATACTTAATATATGACACTAAGTTCTGTATCATTTAGCCTGCTCTGTATATCTTTGGGACTATGGCTTTTATTACGTAAGGGGTAGCGATGGCTAGAATAATTATATGTAGTATTTGTAAGAAGGAGATTGAGTCTCGATCCCCTTTTGCCCACGAAACTTTGACAAACCACATAAAGAAAGACCATAAAAAAGTAGATGCTTAAGTTCCTATGGGGTATGCTGGCGGGGTATTTTGTAGCCAACCTTGAAATTGCACGGTATTTAGTTAGCAAAGGCTATAGGTCTGTTCATGACATTCCAGATAAAGATTGAAGAGTTTGATCCTAGTATTATTAAGAAGGATGCTTTTTATCTCCCGCCGATTCCTTGGCAATGGACGCTTTTAAAAGGTAGTAAGGTTGTGGGGTTTGGCTATTGCCATACGGAAGAGCAGGCCAATGATATGGCCAATCAATCTTTAAATTATTTTAAAAAGCTTCAGTACAAGTAGCGCAATAAAATGTCGGTCTATCAAAAGATATATCATCACCTATAATAACACGACCATATCTGGCCATCTCTAAAACGATAGGATTGACTTGACCGTAGACTATCGGGATCAATGGGGAATTACATTTATCACACATACTTCAATGATATCACACTTGCACCTAAGCCCAAAGTTTGATATACTGAGTATATGAAAAATACTTATAAATGTCCAGACTGCAAAACCTCTATTATTATTAATACTAAGGTTCATGAGTTACCAGAATCAATTATATGCCCTTGCGAAACGGTAATGCCGCTAGAGTCTTCAAAGTAATATGTGGTCGTGGGTATTAGCCTTTATAGGCGTTTCGGGAATATTTTTAGTTGGTCGTAAGACTATCTGGGGTTGGCTTGTCCTATGCGTAAATGAATGTCTTTGGATCATCTATGCCCTCACAACAAAGCAATATGGATTTATTTTTGCAGCGGTAGCATATGGAATAGTCTATGTTAAATCATTTATACACTGGAGAAAAGATGAGTCCTAATCACTTTTGTGATATATGTGGATCAAGATTAACTAACGGTGATTGCCGTAATTGTTTTAGTAATAACAACGCATTAGCAGAATTTGAAAGGGAAGATGAGTAAAGAGATAGAGTTTGAAACTTGGGCAAGCACAAACAATATTGAACTTACGCCTGAACTCTATTTGCAGAACCAAAGGTTTCTTATCATTTCAGAATTAGATATGCTTGGAATTCAGATGGGCTTGCCTGGAGAATTCTTAGAGTCTTTAAACTCACAACAGTTTGCGGAAGTAATTGCGGGATTAATCAGAAGGAGAATAAAGTGAATAGTTGGATAGAAGAACTAGACGAAGATAAAAAGAAAGACCTGATGGAAATGATTATCATGACCGTTAAAGAAATTCGTGAACAGATTGATCAAGATATTCTTTTTACCCAGCAGATCTGGGAGCGTAAAGGGTTTGTTAAGAGTCGTAGAACCCGTAAGGCATTTGAGGCCTGTAGGTCTATTGTTCAAGGCAAGAACGAAGTGTTTGACGATACAGACAAATGATCTAAACCAAACAGCAGTAGCTTAGTTGGTTAAAAGCCCCGAACTCATAATTCGGTGATCGTAGGTTCAAGTCCTACCTGCTGTACGCCTCTGTAGTTCAGTGGAGAGAACAATGGACTTCTAAGCCATGTGTCGCAGGTTCGATTCCTGCCAGGGGCACTTAATATTTAATCTTTAAAAAGTTTTATAACTCTTTTTGGTTCTTCTACATCGTTTGCAAAATCTTCAAATAAAAATTTTTTAGTTGATCTTGAATGACCTTTTGGAAATAGATCTAAATCAAAAGGCTTTCTTGGAAACCTTCCACGAAGGCCAGCCATAAAAGCATTTACTCTTCCCATGGCCCATTGCTCTGCACTAGAAACGCTTCCTCGAACTGACGATGGGTTAGTTCTGTATGCACCAATGCCTCGGTTATAAACTTGCCTTAAGGCTCCAACGGTAATTCTTTTATTGCCTTCTTTGCCTTTATTATATGCATCTGCTAACTCTTTAAGTCTAGATGCTGATACCTTTTCAATATCTAAACCATCATCATATTTTTCTGCATTATCTATTGGTTCAGAGAGTACTCTTAGTGAGCTAAATGGTTTTACTACACGCCTATCAGTTCGTGTTCTTTCCCCATTTGCGCTTGTTGCATAAACTCTAACCACTGCAACTGGATTTTCTGAAGATGCTTCTACGGTTTCGTTTGTTCCAGAAAGTGTTACCTTGCCAGAGCGTTCTACTCTTTCTACAAGGCCATGAGCAGATTCTGTTTTATCTGGAGGTTTTGGAACTGCAAATGTAACATGATCACCAACAGAGACACCTTTTGCTTTTTCTACATCATCTGATTTACCAGATGGAACACAGTTAGGAACCATTCCACCATTTCTTCCAGGCTTCATACCTCGTTGCTCATATCCAACCCAACATGCCTTTTGTATATTGTCCCATTTGTCTTCTTCTTCATTTTCTGAATAATAAGACTTGCCTGTTTGTGCATCATACATTGCCATGTCTTCTTCTGAATCCGAATCTTCTTCATCTTCCATGCTGTGATTATTTATATCAACAAGTTTAGCATCTTTATACATCATACCAATACTATATGCTGTTGGTTCCCACATACCGTCTTCTTCTTCGTAAATTCTAACAGCCATCGCTGGATTTTCTGGAGGCATAGATTGAATAGCATACTCAGTTCCAGGAACTCCGTAGACTCCACCTTCAGTCATAATATGTTCAACTATGCCATGAACAATACCCTCAGAGGTTTTGCCCATTACGAAGTCGCCCTCTTTAATCATATGTTCATTTTTTTCTACAGTAAAAATTGTTGTGAGCATTTCTGCACCATTAACAAAATTACCAAAATTCATAAAGATATCTGATGACTCTTTAGTTCTGTTTACAATTGCTCTTGACCATGAGAAACCTGCATCTCCGCCCCATGCATCCCACATAATACGACCATTAGATGGATTAGATGTATTGTAAAAATCTTTACCTTTTTTATCTACTTCGTGTCGTGAAAAAAATGAGTACATTCTCTTTACTGTATCAAGTGACATTGCAGATCCATTAACGATATCTGTTGCTCTTCCCCAACCTACAGGAGTTCCAGCACCAGTTGCCTTGCCATCTTCTTTCCATTTTAATGCTCGTCTAGCAGCAGCCTTCATGCCAGAATTAGGGGTATATGTATCAGCCATCCTATTATTATACTATAGATTGTGGTACAATTATTGTAAAAGGGGTGCATTTTGGCTAAAATTGTTTTCTTAGGTAACTTTGGTGTGGACTATAGTAGTGAGAATCATCACGTAAAGTCTCTGGAATCCCTTGGACATACCGTCGTTAAAATGCAAGAACGTGAGGCAAGAAGCCAACATATCCTTGCAGAGTCCTTAGAAAGCGATCTATTTATCTGGGTTCACACACACGGCTGGAATACTCCAGGAAATATCGGTATGGAAGATGTTCTTGTTAAACTAAAAGAAGCAAACATTCCAACAATGACCTATCACCTTGATTTGTGGTTTGGAATTGAGCGTCAGAAAGATCTGGAAGAAGATCCATTTTATAAAACCATCGGACACTTCTTTGCTACAGACAAGCTAATGACTGATTGGTTTAACGAAAATACAGAAGTAAAAGGACACTTCCTGCCTGCGGGAGTATATGATAAAGAATGTTATGTTCATCCAGCCTATGACAATACCTTTGACTATGATGTTATTTTTGTTGGAAGTAAAGGGTATCATCATGAATACCCATACCGTCCACAATTAATAAACCACTTAAGATCAGTATATGGCAAGCGCTTCCTTCACGTTGGTGGAGATGGAGATACAGGTACAGTTCGTGGGGATGCACTAAACAAGATTTATGCTCGTAGTAAGATAGCCATTGGTGATAGTCTTAATATTGGTTTTAACTATCCTTACTATACAAGTGATAGAATGTTTGAGAGTACTGGTCGTGGTGGTTTCACTATATACCCTCGTATTAAAGGCCTTGAGGAGTTGTTCACAGATAAAGAGATTGTTTTGTATGAGCATGGTAATCTAAAAGATTTAGAAGAAAAGATTAATTATTATCTTGAGAATGATGAAGAACGAGAACTAATTAGATTTGCAGGGCACGAAAGAACAAAAAAAGAACACACGTATGTCCATAGGTGGACTGCAATCTTGAAAGAATTGGGAATTGGATGAATTGCTTGGTCACTGGAGGAGCAGGCTTTATTGGATCAAACCTTGTTGATAAGTTAATTAGTCTTGGTCACGATGTTGTTTGTATTGATGATGAGTCTGCAGAATGTCATGAGCAATTCTACTGGAACAGTAAAGCACAAAACTATAAGTATGATATTTGTGATTATGATCTTATTGCCCCACTTTTTAAAGATATTGACTGCGTATTTCATGTCGCATCTGATGCAAGAATACAACCAGCAATACTAAATCCTAAAAAATCTATTCAGTCAAACGCAGTAGGGACAGCCAATGTTCTTGAACTTTGTAGGGTCAACAATATAAGTAGGCTAATCTATTCTAGTACATCCTCTGCATATGGCAAGAAGGCAATAATTCCAAACATAGAAACACAGCCATCTGACCCACTAACACCATACTCTGCTGCTAAAGTTTTTGGTGAAAACCTTGCAAGAGTTTATTATAACCTTTATGGTCTTGAGACTATATCGCTTAGATACTTCAATGTTTATGGAGATAGGCAGCCATTAAAAGGACAGTATGCTCCAGTAATAGGACTATTCTTAAAACAATATAATGAGTCAAAACCACTAACAGTAGTTGGAGATGGATCTCAACGCAGAGACTTTACACACATATCTGATGTAGTAGAAGCAAACATACTTGCATCTGAAGTTAAAGATGGATTTGGAGAGGTATATAACATTGGGTATGGAAGTAACTATTCTATAATTGATATTGCTAATATAATTTCAAATGATATTAAGTTTATACCGTCAAGAGTTGGAGAGGTTCAAGAAACTCTTGCATCAAATCAAAAGTTTAAAGATTTAACTGGTTGGATGCCAAAGGTATCCCTTATGGAATGGATACAAAAATGACAGAAATGGTTAAAGCAGTTTTAAACGGAGAGTTTGAAATGATCTTGCCTAAGCACCGTGCAGATAGACCAGACTGGTATAAGCCACATGGCTGGGAAAAACCAAGACTAAAGCATATGTCTGAGAACATTAGTACTGGAGATGTTGTTTACTACGTTGGTGCTGAAGAAGGAGAGTTTCCAGCGCTGTGTCAAATGTGGGGGGCAGAGGTGGTGTTATTTGAGCCAAATCCTAAAGTTTGGTCGCACTTTCCTGCAACATGGACTGCAAATAATTTAAAAATTCCTATGGTATGTATTCCTGGATTTGCATCTGACAAGATAAATAAACTTTCTAGAATATATTATAACGAATGGCCACCAGAGGTTAATGATGTAATTGAAGCAGCACATGGCTTTAAAGAGTTGTACCTTGAAGGAGATACCTATGGTCAAATTACTATAGATTCTTGTGTGTATGATCATGGTATTAAGCCACCTACCGCCATTTCATTAGACGTAGAAGGCAGTGAGTGGAGGGTTCTAGGAGGGGCTGAGAGGGTCCTTAGAGAGCATAAGCCTAAGATTTGGTTATCTGGACACCCTGAATTTATGTTACAACAATGGGATGAATCTTTATATAATCTTAGACAGTGGATAAAGGGTATTGGATATACAGAAACAATATTAGACTATCAGCATGAGGTTCATCTATACTATGAACCCGCCTAAAGCGTATATCTATTCTATTGATCCACTTGATGCTGCGGATGGCAAATGGGACTATGGATTACTTAAAGAAACATTTGAAAAAAATAATGTTAGTCAGATAGTTGTAAAAGAAATACCAAAAGCAGATCGTGGGTTTGTTGTTATCCCTGGAAATGGTAATGCTGGTAAAGAAAAAGAAATATCAAACCAATTAAAAAACCTTGATAGAGTTGTCTTGTTTATAACTGGTGATGAAAGCGCTAAATTTAATGTAGATAAAATTAGTCACCCTAATATTTCTATTTGGGTTCAATACCCACATCAAAAACATGAAAAATATAATAAATTTTTTATTGGTCCACCGCAGCACTTAAAGTCCAACTTGCCTGATTATCCTGTTAAAGAATATGATATTTATTTTGGTGGACAGATAACTCATCAACGCCGACAGCAGTTAGCAGAAGTCATGCCAAACCTACCCAATGCCCTTTATAGGCCCACAGAAGGCTTTGCACAGGGAGAACAGCCTGCAGACTACTACAAGACTCTATCAAAGGCTAGAGTTGTTCCAGCCCCCGCTGGTGCCCAAGTTGTAGACACCTTTAGATTCTTTGAGGCTATTGAGATGTTGGCTTTGCCTGTTGGGGATCTTATTGATTCTAAAGGTGAGATGACTGATTATTTTAACTATGTTTACCCTGCAGGAATTCCAATTGAAAAAGTTAATAACTGGAATAACTTAAAAGAAATGCTTCATAACCTTATTAATGATTATCCAAACAATATGCATCAGGTTGTATGTTGGTGGATTAAATATAAAAGAGATTTTTCTATTGAGATAATGAAGGATCTGTATGAATAAAAATGATGTAACTATCGTTGTTGCTACCTCTGTTCTGCCAAGCCACCCAGATACTGCAATCATTGATGAGACAATTTCCACAATAAGGGTGCACTTTCCTAACAATGAAATTATCCTACAGATGGATGGTCTGCGTGAAGAGCGTTTATCCCATAAAAAAGATTACGATGAATATAAGAATAGAGTTTTATGGAAATGTCTACACGAATGGAAGAATATTTTGCCAATAATTTTTGATGAGCATAGCCATCAAACCACAATGATGAAAAAAACAATTAATATTATTAATACTTCGGTAATACTTTATGTTGAAGGAGATGCACCGATTACTCCAGACTGTGAGATTGATTGGCAAAAGTGTTTAGATATGCTTGAATATAAAAAAGCTAATACTGTTAGATTTCATTTTGAAGCATCAATACCAGAACCACATAAACACTTAATGTTTGGACTTGAAGATGGATTTATGAAAACTGCTCAATGGAGCCAGCGCCCACACCTAAGCACAGTTAAATATTATAGAGATACTGTTCTTCCGTTCTCTGAGGACAAATCTTTTATTGAAGATAGATTTCATGGCAAAGTTCAAGACGATATTTTACCTTATGATGAATTTGATCAAGCAGGTTGGGACAAACATAAACTTTGGATATATCATCCAGAAGGAAATATTAAGCGCTCATATCACTTGGATGGTCGCCAGGGTACACAAAAGTTTACAGTAGATGATGAAGCCTGGGGTTATACTGAATGAGACTAGGAATCATTGCAAGATCTGATAACACTGGGCTAGGCAATCAAACCAGAAATATAGTTAATATGCTTAAGCCAGACAAAATTCTTCTTATAGACTCAACACCATTTAACGAAAACAAGCAGCACCCTGAATGGTATGTAGGCTATCCCTGCATCACAACCCAAAGAGGTTTTGCATCAAGGGAAGAGATAGTAGAATTTCTTGATGGTCTTGACGTTGTGTTTACCTGTGAGTCTTTTTATAGTAACTTGTTCTTGCCCCTTGCAGAAAAAAGAAATATTAAAACAATTAGTCAATATAATTATGAGTTCTTGGATTTAATGAAAGATCCTGATCAAAGAATACCAAGCATGCTACTTTCTCCTAGTGTCTGGAATATTGATCATGTAATAAATGTTCTTGGAGATCAAACAAAAATTGCCTACCTTCCTCCCCCAATAAATGCAGATGATTTTGCGGTAACTAGAGAAAACAATATATCAAAAACCCATAACAGAATACTTCACATTGCTGGAAAGTTTGCATCTAAAGATAGAAACGGTACTAGTACTGTTATAGATATGCTTCAATACTCTACCGCTAATTATGAGTTAGTTATTAAAAGCCAAACCCCAATAGAGACAGACTGTAGAGATCCTAGACTTACGATAGACATATCAAACACAGATAGCAGTGTAAACCTTTATGATGGGTTTGATGCCATGGTTCTTCCAAGAAGGTATGCAGGACTATGCTTGCCAATGAATGAATCTTTGATGAGTGGTTTGCCAGTATTTATGACAGATATATCCCCAAACAATTTTATTCTTCCACAGGAGTGGCTTGTAGAATCTAATAAGATTGATAAACTTATGACACGTATGTGGCTTGATGTATATGGAGCAGACCCAAAGAAGTTGGCTAATTTAATTGATAATTATGTTGAAAGCAATGACAAAGAAGATCAAAAGAAAAAGGCTTACGAATTAGCATTGCAACATTTTGATATGAATATACTAAAAGATAAATACTTAGATGTTATTCAAAATGTAATCAGTTGAAAAACTTCTCTTAAGATCTTTTAGATTAACAAAGGTGCCCTTGTCGTCTTTAATAAACTGAATGTTTGTATCTAATAAAGTTATTTGATATTGAGTATGCTTTAAGATGTAATAAGAAAACCAAAGATCATCAATGATGTGGTATTCTTCTGGGCACTCAAAGAGTTTATCATCTAAGAAAACTTCAGCAGAGCAAATCAACCCCCCTGTGCCAGCATAGTTACCTATCTCGCCTCTGGTAAGTCTAATCTTTTTCCAATAATCATCTTCAACCTTGTGAGCATAAAAAGATTTAATATATTTTTGATCGTACTGATCGTAGCAATCTTGAATAAATGTTGACGGAAGGGCCTCATCATCATCAACAAAGATTATTTTTTCGTAGCCCTCTTTTGCTAAATCCCTAGCAAGGTAAAACCTTGAGAACTGCTTATACTTATTGTCATAGTTTTTAATAAATACATTTGTTCCAAAGTCTTCTCCGTATTTATTAAAATATGCAATAAGCTTGCTATCTTTGTTTTCACAGTTATTGGATATATAAAAATCAAAAAGTTTATTGGTCTGGTTTTGAAGCCTTTGAATAATTTTAGGCATGTTCTCAAGCCTAATATAAGTACACATAATAAGTGCAGTCTTGGACTTTGGCTTTATTTGACTTTTGTATAAGTATGTCATAGTGATAAAAGAAAGAGAGGGATAGCCTGAGTAGACATATCCCTCCCTAAAGAATTACTTCTTTGGTGCTGCTTTCTTTGTAGCAGCCTTCTTAACAGGTGCCTTAGCAGACTTTAGAGCCTTCTCTACTTCCTTAGCATCTGGCAATACACCGAATGCTTTGTCGTTAGGGTTAATTGCTCTGATTGCTACTGGTGCAATAGCAGCAACAAGTGCTGTCCATAGATCCTTTGGATCTGTTACGCCAGCCATGTAGAGTGCTAGACCTGATGCAAGTACTGAGCGACCATATGATGCTAGCATTGCCTTTAGTTGTTCTGTATTCATATTATTCCTCCTAGGATATAACTCGTGTTAGTAATGTAAAGCCAATCCAGAGACCAATAATTCCTGCGACTCCCGCAAAAACTGGTGGTGCTGGTACTGGCAATTTGAATGCTGCGAACACGACACCGCATCCAAAACCTGTTAGTGTTGATAAGATAACGTCTTTCACTTATTAGCCTCTTCTGTAGGTAAAAGCATTTTTAGTTTTTCATATTCTTGTACAAATTTTTTCATTGAGTAGTAGTTTGGAGCCATAGATCCAATATCGCCATACTCTTTAAAGTAATTGATCTCAGGTTCTAGTTCATCTATAAACTTAGATAAACCGTTCTGGACTTCTTCAATATATTCAAATGCCCAGTCTCTAGACTCACTAATAAATTTAAGAAAGTTTTCTTTATGAACGCTCTCATTAGTTTTTAAATCTTTGTCATTTTGCAACTCAATTAATTTTTCTAATGTAAAATTATCAAAAACTAACTTAGCCATTACATTTTTTGCATTAATAAATTTTTTTAAAAGAATTGAGTAGGCAACTATAAAAGAAACTGACAGAGTTGACAATGATATAAGTATAATATTTTGTATCATTTTAAAGCCTCTCTAGTAACCAAAACAATCGCTCCTTCTTTTTCCAACGCACTCTTTAATTGTACTACATACTTCAAGGCTGCGATCTTCTCATCGTGAACTAGCCCAGCAAAATGCTTCTCATCTAATTTTATAGTAAGAAAGTGCTCATTGTCAATAAGATTAACACCAAACCCTTTTGGAGCCTGAATATTATGAAACGCTCTACGCATAGCATCTGTATACATTATTTTTCCGTTGTTAGAGTCTGCCAGGTATCAGCCCAGTCAGCCTTAGTCTTATGATTGTTGAATTCTCTAGAAGGTTTTCCATCTTCAAGATAGACACCTCCCCAAATTCCCCACTCTTTTCCAGAAATACCATTTGCAAAACATTTTGTTATTAGTGGGCAAGACATGCAAAATGCATCTACCATTAATCTGTTTTCAATATCTTCTTCGTACTTGTCAAAAAATATATTTGTATCTAGATCTTTACATGGAGCATCGTCTTTCCATAAATGCTGCTTCATGCTTACATCCTATACTTGTTTGATATTTCCCAACCCTCGTTAGTAAGCTTGATATCTTTCTTAATGTACCACTGATCTGCGATACGAATACCATTAACGTCTGTTCTACCAAGATTACTTTTCTTGAGTTCTAGAACATCCCAACCTACCCACTTTAAATTGTTATTCTTTGCAACAATTTTTTCCATCGTTGCTAAATCTTTTACCAACATCTTTACCCCTTAATACCTAAAGATTCCAACTTCAACATTGTTTAATTCTGCAGTATCAACCAATTTTGATTGTGATTGATTTGCAGTACTCAAGAATGCAAAGTAATTGACATAGTTTATATTTTCTTCTACCCAAGACTGAGGCGCTTTGTAGAACTTTATTTTTTTTCCTCTAGCCTTCATGCCTCTTTCAGAAAGATTAGAAAATTCAGAAACCATAGAATTAATCCGTGCTGGACCAATCGAATAGATTGTAAATTCTTTATCTTCTTCTTTCATTCCAGACAGGGCAACACTCATAGCACGAAGAAACACGTTGTAGTCGTTAAATTCTTTCGTTCCCTGCACTGCCACTATCATTTAAATTCCCGTCTTTTAAGTTATCCAGTATGAATAACATTTTGCTAATATCTTTATTTGACATTTCTTTAGTATCCAATGGCCTAGCAGTTTCGGGTATTGGATTACCTCCAACAGCATCTGAAATATAAAATACATTATCAGACACCCAATATGCTTTTCCGTCAATTACTATTACTTTAATTGTACTCTTTTCTCTTCGCTTTGTCAACTGCGAAGATCTATTTTTATCAAAGTCTTGAATCAACTGCTGAGAAAAAAACTTTTTCATAATCCTGTGTAGGTCGCTTTGCCTATATAGAGTTCTGCTAAATGCCTTATTTCTGCTTTTAGTTGTTATTCTAATTATAAACCAAGAAGCAACTGCTGTCAAGCCAAAGGTTATGACATATAGCATATTCTCTCCTATGGTTTGGTTTTTTTATCTACCTGAACAGTCTCTGGCACTCTTGAATTTTTTAGTTGAGACTTTAATATCTCAAATTCTAAATCATTAGATTTTTGTTTATAAAAAAGTACTAATTGTTTTAGTTCTTCTATTGTAAGATCTTCCATTTTTACCCCTTGTTTTTATTTATTGGATGCTTAACTAAGTAATCACCCATGACTGATTTAACTGTTCCGTTTTTATTCATACGGACAATCTTGCCATTTTTAATCTGTGTGGCATTAAATGATCCTGATTTTTTCTTTGGCATATTACTTATAAAACGGATTCAAATCAAGTACTGAACCGCCCCAAATTGTGTGATAGGTTTTGCCCATAGCATTATCATATGCATCCATTGTGTCTGGCTTTGTTGCTTCAAACTCAGCGTCTTTGCCATCACCAACATTCTTTGGAGAGCAAGCAGGGCAGTCTGGACAGTCAACATTCATTGCTTTGCATGTTTCGCATCCGCAATCCTTGTATCCTTCAGTTGTAACCTGTTGTTCTTGTGGTGTGCCACCAGGGATTTCACTCATCATTTGCTTAATAACTGCTGCTAATTCTTGAATCTGGTCTGCTGCTGACATGCTCTCTCCTCCTGTATTGACTCCCGTACGAGAATCTCCAATGCCACTTCTACGTCTTCCATAGCGAATAACATTCTTTTTGCTTGCATCTGGTACATTTGCATACAGCGCTCTTACTTGAGATGTAGCCTCTTCTTCTGTTGCGTGGGTTCCAACAGTCTTACCCTTGTCATCGACAACAGCATACTGTGAACCTGATCTTTCAATGCGATATGGCATACTATGATTATATCAGACTTTAGGACCGCTTATGCGCTTAATTTCCTCTAAAGACCAAACCTCTTCTTTAGTTAGTTTAGAAATCTCATTAACGTCATATGCTTTTTGTGTGAGAGTAACGATTGGGTCATCACTAGTCATGTCAAAATTGACAAAACCTCTCTCCCATAATTTCATAATCTCTTCATTAATATGGGTCAGATGCTCTTCATATAGTTCAGGCATAAGGTCTTTCATTTTATTGGTCATAGTATATAGAAATTCTCCATTTCTTTCATCTATCCCAGAAATTTCTAATCCGCCTGCCAAGATTAAATCATCAATTAGTCTATCTTCTTCACTACTCATAATGACATTAGCCCTTCTAATTGCTCTTTTGTTTGTGCCCCAGTGGTTCTTTTTATCTCTTGACCATCTTTAATTACTATAAATGTTGGAACAGATCTGACTTCAAATTTTCTAGCCAACTCACCCTCAATGTCCACATCAATTATCTGAAACCTTACACCTGCTGACTCACGATTAAGTTCTTCAACAATAGGTCTTGTTCTTTTACACGGGTTGCACCAGTCAGCAGTAAAATAAAATATATGATTCATTTACCTGATGCTGCTCTAGCTTTTTTAAGAGCAGCAAAATCTTTTACCTTAGTGTCTCCAAGATATCCCCAGGCGTAGCCATCATTAATCATTTTATCATTAAGGGATTCTGTATCTCCATTAACATATACCCAGCCCAAAATGCGACCATACTTTTCAGATGAGTCCATCTTTTCAGTCTTAATTACAACAGACTTGGCATCTTTTAAATTTTTCTTTAGGTACTCTTTAGCCTCTAGCCCTAAAGCCTTTTCAGCAATATCTTTTGTGCGAGACTCTGGGGTATCAATACCAGCCAGTCTAACACGAGATGCAAACAGGATATCAAACCCTAAATCAATAAGAACGTCAATTGTATCGCCATCTACTACGTTCTCTACTTTTTTTACATAGTATTCATACATTAGTAGTCTTTTCCTTTTGCTTTATTTTCAATCAACTTATCTCTCTCATCAAGAATTGTGAGAGCAAATGCCATCATTTTCTTATATCCGTTTGGATTATCCATTACTTTATTGTAATGGTGACCACAAAATAGTAGATCTCCAGATACTCCTGTTACCTGTACTAGCGCTTCTGCTGCACAAGAATCACAACGATCTGTTGCTCCAAGAATCCATTCTTCAACTTGAACTTCTTCTTCTGCAATCATATTCATAATTATACTACTTCTTTCTGTTGTCGGTGCTATAGAATCCAGTGCCGTTAAAAACTGCTCCTACATTAGAGTATACACGAACCAGTGGTAGAGTGCAAGTTTCACACTCATACCCTGGGTCGTTTTCTTTGATAGATCGTTCTTTAATGTATCTTTTTGCACATGACATGCAATCATATTCGTATGATGCCATTTTATTTTACTTTGCTTCCAAACCTTGCCCAGACTCTTTCGTGCAAAAAATATCCAAGTGCTTCCCAACCAATGTAAATAAGAGCACCAAGACTTGCATACTCCCATTCACCAGTAAATAAGTAAATAACACCTGCAACTCCAACAAGGTGAAAAGTTTCCCAACTTGCTGTTTTTAGTAGTGTTCTTTTAGTTGATTCCATTATAAAGTTGTCTGGCTTCCCTTACCTCCACCAGAAGACTTTTTTACTACTGTCTTAGCCGTTGATGCTGGCTTCTTTTCTGGTGTAGAAGTTGTTGCAGAGGCTACAACCTTATTTAGTAGTGGAGTATTTTCTTCTCCCGCATAAACTGGACGGCCCCAACCAACTACTGCATTAAGTAACTTCTTCTTGTTGTTCTTTACATATGCACGAGTTTTTTCAACACACATTCCGCCGTTGCGTTGATCTCCCTTTGCAGTTCCAGATGTGTTGCCTTCAATAACTTGAATTGTTCCATCCCCGTTATTCTTAATGCAAAGACCTACGTGTGAAATTCTATTTACACCGTCATCTGGAAAATCAAAATAAATCCAGTCACCTGGAGTTGGGTCATCATTACGAGCATCTGCCCAACGACCTTCTTTTTTAAATTGATCTGATGCTGCTACTGTTGATGCAGACTTTGGAAACTTTGCTACTCCCGCAGTAAATGCACACCAAGAAACAAATGATTGGCACCATGGTTGAAAGTTTACCTTCATCCATGCACCGTACTTTGTTTCATTATCTTTAGGACCTTCAATGGTTCCTAGTTCTTTCTTTGCAACCTCAATGATTGCTTCTACTGAGCCTTTTACAGCCATACAAACCTCCTAGTTAGTACTCTAAGTATATCAAAAGATGAGCAGTTTTACAACTTACTCAGGTTGATTATCTACCGATAGGCCAAATGGAAATGTCGGATTACCTTAGATAAATGTTATTTTATTTTGATGGTTTTTGGTTTTTTATCTTCGGGGATAATACGATCAATACTAATATTAAGCATACCATCCTTTAGATCTGCCCCAGTTACTTCCATATATTCACCAAGGGCAAACGATCTTGCAAATTTTCTGCTTGCAATACCCTTGTGAACTACTTCAGCATCTACAACTTCAGTGATCTCACCCTTGATTACAACTGTTCCATTATCTACTGAAACATCAATGTTATCCTTTGTGAATCCCGCAACTGCGATAGATAAACGATATGTATCTTCATCTATTTTAAAGATATCATATGGAGGATATGAGTGTGAGTTGGTTTGATGTGCACTGTTAAGACGGGCTAGGTCTCTATTAAAGCCAATAAAAAAAGGATCATTGAATAGATCCATTGCGAACTGTGTTACCATTTTATTCCCCTTTCAAGCGAATAAGTTAATGTATCCCCCGTAGGCAGATACAATACTATTATACCAAACTTTTGAGCGAATAGCGAGAATCGAACTCGCACATTAACCT